GTGGTAAAGGGTGGAGACAAGGTGGGAAAAAAAGAGGGTGGTGGACCTTTTTTTTACAGACTCATAAAATTTGAAATGATAAGTTAAGAATAATAATATCAGATAGATAGTTGTAGGGGGGTCGTGATGATAGCTTGGGGGTGGGTATATTCTCTTGGAATCACAGGGTGGGTTTGGGTATGTTCTCTTGGGGTAACGGGGTGGAGTTGGATATGTTCCCTTGGAGTGAAAGTTTGGAGTTCTACACAAGTGTATACTGTGGCTGCATGGCTCTGGTGTAGACCAATAGTGATTGCTTCTTCAATGAAGGGTCTCTGGCTTCTAGGTCTAAGTGTTCTTGAATGGACAGCTGGACGAGCTTATGCGATCCATTGTATTGGTCAGAATGTGTGGGGTTGGTACGATCATCTATGGTCAATGGGTTCACCGGCTTGTGTATCAATGCTTACATCGCATGTTGCTCTGATGGGAATATTCCTGGCTTCTTTCTTCATAACGGTTGGCATCTTCGTTGTCTGGGCTTATAAGAGGGTTCAGAAGGACCCGCATACGAAGGAGATGGTTGAATTCGTGAAGGAATGTGGGTGGAACATAGACGGAGAATACATACAGAGGGAAGTTCCTCGACCAAGGTCTGAGAATACTTATCCCGATTATCCAAAGTATTCAGCGTATTAAAAAAAGAAAGGTAGGTGTTTTACTGTTACGATGTTGTCTATCTTCTGCTTCTGCTTCTTCTTCTTCCACTTGGTCTTCTGCTTCTGCTTCTGCTTCTTCTGCTTCTGCTTCTTCTTCTTCCACTTGGTCTTCTGCTTCTGCTTCTGCTTCTGCGTGGTCTTCTGCTTCCGCTTGGTCTTCTGCTTCCGCTTGGTCTTCTGCTTCTGCTTCTGCTTCTGCGCCTTCTTTTTTGACTCCAAAGGTTTCTTTCATCAAGACGCTTACGTTTTATTTCTTCCAAACGAATAACCTCCAAACGCTTGCGTTGTCGTTCTAATCGTTGTCGTTCTAATCGTTGTCGTTCTAATCGTTGTCGTTCGAACCGTTGTCGTTCGAACCGTTGTTGTTCGAACCGTTGTTGTTTTTTGTATAGAAGGATCTCGTTACATTTAAGAAGCATTTCTAACCAAGGGATTACAAAAATATCAATATCATCATTAATGCTCCATTCTCCGCTTGTAGATAGGAGGGTTCCGGGAAGTTCTGTTCCACGTGCTGAATGTCCGCGATTACCGAATTCTTCACCTGAACCCCGACAAGTTAATTGCCATTTTCCGCTTTTGTTATCACCTGCAAATACATGGATATGAGGTTCATTAATAATATTATGGAAAGCTGATTGATCCATAGGTGTAAGGCGAACAAATGCATCTCCTGCAGTTGCTCTTATATCAGGTATAGGGTTCGAACCTCTACTTAGTTGAATAGCTGGGTCCATATAATTTGAAAAGTAACGAGTCGTTTCTGGGTTGTCTGTATTTTGTAATTGATGAACACGGTCATTATACTTTTTCATAAAAAGTTGCAAGGCTTGAAAAGGTGTGGTCATTATACTATAAACAATATAATTTTCAAGGAACGCAAAGTATTCTTAGATGGTCTATTTCTTCCATTGAATATTTAAATCTTCGTAAGCATTCTCGGAATAATTTGGAATCACGATTCACAAAGTAAAAAATGTTATATTTAATAATATCATAATAATTTTTATGAAACGATTGTTTCACTTGTGAAAAGCGAATCATATCATGATAGGATAATTTAAAAAATATATTGTTTAAAATATCATCAGGTAAATATTGGAGGTTCATTTCTTTCTTATTCTATGAAATAAAAAAAAACTCCCTACGTATTTATTTCACAAACGAGACATTCGATAACGAAAGTGATAAATAACGAATTATGTATTTGGTGTGCATTCTCCGAGTATTTATACGTTGTTAATCCACCTATCAAGTAGTAACCGCTAGGGTCCTCTTTTCCACCATTTCAAAATGCACACGCATACATAAGGGAGCCCCGCACCAAGGAATTGAACCCTGTCAGTGTACTATTCATCATACCTGATCTCCAACAGAGTGCGGGATACTCGCTATAAAATAGATAATTAAATCAAATTTTCAAAAACAGGAACGAGCGTATTCATAGCTTTCTCTTTTTATCCGAGTGTCTCTTGAACTCATTTCAAGGATTTTAAGCTTTTTTCGCAAGATTTTAATTTCATCATTGAACGCATCTTCTTTCTTTTGCAGAATCTCGATTTTGTCATGAATGTTTTCTTGTCCACATGTTTCTTGTGAAAGTGGAACATGAATAGTTTTACCGGGATAACAATCCATACCGAATGTGATCCATAATTCAGTTCGGAAGACGGGATCCCACATGATTTGTTTTCTCCGATAACTATTCTTGTCCCATAAAGTGTTAAAATCCGAAGGAACAGTTACTTGGGTAGACCTATTCAGATATCCCATTGCAATTCGGATAAATCCTTTTTTATAGGAATCATTCCGGGTTAATTTAGAAATTGGGAGAAGTTTCTTAGGATCCCTTAAATGACGAACATACGCTGTCATCTTCTTTCCATCGCTATGAACAAACTCTTGTGTTTGAGTTCGATCAACGACAAATGAAAATCCTAGATTTGAACATTTCAGTCTCAGTAGTTCATCAAGAGTGGGAGTAACAATGAACTTAGTATTGGGGTAAGAAGATGTTGTAACAACATAGCCTTTATGACAAGGTTTCTTATTTACTTTTTTGATGATATAGCTGAGGCCGTCCCACACTTGATCATCCTTCTTTGCATACCAAAGATCGCATTTCACGGAGGAAGAATTGCGAAAGATAACATTTATCTTAGTGCGGGGCAAACTATTCACCCGTTTGTTCTTTGAGAAAGTTAATTTATTTTTCAATTCTTCATAATAATCTTTCACAATCCGCTTTGTATAGAGCGAATTCCAGATGGATTCTTTTGTAAAGACGTCTCTCATTTTTCTGGATGTTCTCGCGAGATTTCCGATCTCGTTCGCTGTGAGGTAAGAGAAGGTAATCTGGACGAGGAGATCCAGAGGAATCTCTGTGAGGTCCATAAAGGTCTTCTTCCTTTCGGAGACTTGCTTCGCAGTGAAGACGACAGGAGAACGCGCAAGTGGCCCTCCCATTTCAAGAGTAATATATTTTACAAAAGGACTACTCCCCATTCAAATTTCCAAAATTTGATTTCTTCAAGTCCGTCCCTTTTAAAAAGATAATCCATTGGATTCACAATGTCCATGCTACTCACATCCCAAGTGATTCAAATCGTGGATAAGTTTGTTGCTGAGGACCTTGGAAATCTCCTACAATATTTCATGATCCTCCTTTATACGGTGGTCGTGAGTGATGAAGAACGAAAAGATCATGAGTATGACTACTTCTATGATACGATCATCAGTGAGGATCTGAGAGAAAGGAGACAATGGGGGTCCGGGAATGGTTGGGATGTAGATTGGTCAAGAAAGAGTGAATATTTCAGCTATGTGAATCAGGAGACTGAGGAGGAACACTGTTTCCAAATTGACGAGGAGGTTGTTCTCCCTGAAAATATTGTTGTTGTAGAAGCCTATCCTGTTGAGGCCTCGGCTCCAAGTGTTCAGGAAGTCTTTGGTTAACTCTACCGTTGTTTCGTTTAATTATCATTGTTTCGTTTTGCTCCTCTTTTTCCGAGGGGTTTTTTTTTGAACGACTTTCTTAAGAAATGAATCATCGTCGCCCTTGCAATATCGGCATGCTTGCAGATCTCCATTATCGCATTTTATTTTGTGCTCGTACATTTTATCAGCGTATAATTCTTTTTCTTTTTTGGTTAATTTTTCATCAGCTAAGAGAAGGGTTAACTCACTACAATCTTTTCTGATTTCTTTTTTCCTTTTTCTGTGTTCTGCTTGTTCAGCTCTTAATTTCCTGAGTTCTTCTTGGAGTGCGAGTTGTTTTTTCTTCATGTTATCTTCGTATTCTTTGATTGAAAATGTATTTTCTTTCATCATTTGTTCATATTCTGTTTGTGTTTCTAGACCTGAACCCCCTTTTTTTCTTCTTTGAACCATTTATTATATATTATATAATAATATGAATGGGTGTGATAATTTACCCGAGGATATTGTTTATCAAATGATTGAGAATGAAGCTAAGGACTTTTCAACTTCGGATTGTTCAAATGTGAGAAAGATATGTAAAGACCCAACATGTAGGGAGCATTGTACAAAAAAGAATGAGAATGTAGCTATATGTCGTGAAGTCATGAAAACATCGAGATGTCTTCAAGGGATTAAAGAGTATAAGATAATACGTAAATTTATATTTGATCGGTTAAATTGGTTGTCACCCGAAGTTGAGTTTGACCTTAACAATGAACCTTTACTATCTTATTTCCACAAGATATTACTTAATAGAATCATTGAATCAGGTGGGTTATACAATGTAATCATGGGGGATATAACGGATACGAACTTAGACGATGATATTCAAATAGCGAGTGACCTTTTAAAAGAGAAGGGATTGTCAACCCAAATGAAGGATCGATTCAAAACAGAGTTGTTAGAATTGGAGGAAGAAAAGGAAGGACTTACACTCCCGAAGGTTGCTCGTCCAAAGCAATTAACTGCGACTCAACGAGAACGGTTGGAAACGATGTATCAGGAGAAAGATGATAAAGAGGATGATGAATGGGTAAAGTATACGATGAAACAATGTATCCAGGTCATGTTTCCAATTTCTTCTGATATGTTTAAGGAAATATGTTATTTCTTTGAGGATCATGATACACTTGATGATGAAGGGAATGATTTATGGGAAAAAGAGGAGTTACCAGAATCTTGGCCAAATGGAATAATGTTTCTTGATGGTCATTGGATTATGGATATAGATGAAGGGCTTCATTATTTTTTCAAAGGGTCTGATGAATTGATAATATCTTTGTTAGAAAAGTTTGAAAAAGAAGATACTTCAAGAATAAATCAAGAAAAAAAGAAACAACAATTTTTATTGATGATGGTTTTTCTGGATGATATATATATGAAAGACAATCTTTCTTGATTTATATATTTGGTCGGATATATTTCGGGTAGACACTACAATAAATGTAGTAAAGGATTAACCAATGAATGGCATAGATTTCCAGAGAATATTTCCCTGTTGTTTCAAGGGCAGTTGTAATTGCGGTATTCGGATAGATTTTGGGTCTATTTTCGTAGATGGGTGGAGCGATTAATATTCCCAAACAGATTAATATCATCCATGGAATAAGAGGAAAATGATCTACCGCAGGATATGCTGTGTTAATGCCCATTATAAATCCTAATGGTTTGGGTACAGAATCAAAGAGTGATATATTCGTATGGTTGCCATAGATGAATACTAAAAGGATAATAATTGTTCCGATGATCATTTTGTCCTCCACAAAATTAAAGAGAAGTAGTGACGATAGAGCGATAAAATGAAGTATTCCAAATTTCACAAACTTATCACCAAAAACGAAGTATGTAAAGATCGACATAGCAAGTGCATACAGAAATAATTTTCCAACACGTTTGAAATGTTTTTTAGTATATTCTTTTTCTGATTCTTCTTTTTCTTGGGATGTTCTTTTGGAGAAGTACAGATTAATACCGACTGATAAAATAAATATAATTTGTGCCATTCTAGCGAAGGTTTTGAGTAGATCTGTATTGTATTTAATTTCGGTAAATCCGTATTGATGAGGGAAGTAATAGAAATGATAGATGATCATTAAGATGACGGCGATACCTTTGAATAGATCTATCGGTTTATAATGATTGTCCATGATTATATATACTCGTAGAATAAAATTTGATAATTTTTTTATTTAAAAAGTAATAGCTTAAAATATATATATGGACAAGAAAAAAAAGACACCGGTTGATGAATATGATGAGAAGGATTTGAGGACTCATATTTATGATACACCGGATACATATGCAGGTAGTGATGAACCAACACCGGATAAGTTGGCAGTTTTAAGAGATAATGGAATCGAGATTGCTGATATAGAATACATTCCAGTTATTTTCAAGATGTTGGATGAAATTTTGGTAAATTCAAGAGATCAGAGAGAAAGATTAAAAGATACAAAGGGGGCCGTCCAAGTATCTGAGATTCGGGTATCAATCGATGAAAAAACAGGTATTCTATCAGTATATAATGATGGCGATGGTATTAAAATTGCAAAACATAGTAGTGGTGTATATAATCCCCAACTCATCTTTGGTCATCTTCTAACATCGAGTAATTACAAGAAGGGTCAAAAGAGAACTGTGGGTGGTAAGAATGGATATGGAGCGAAGATTGTCAATATCTTTTCTGAATGGTTTGATGTAGAGACAGGGGATAGGGTTACAAAGCAGAAATATTCACAACACTTCTATAATAATATGAAGGAAAAGGACGATCCAGTGATTCAAAAATATTCCGGAAAACCGTATACAAAGATTACATGGAAAACGGATTTTGATAGATTTAATATCGATCGATTCTCGGATGATATGGTATCATTTATGAAACGGAGGGTATATGATATTGCGGGTGTAACAGATAGTAAGGTAAGTGTCTATTATAATGATGAACTAATTCATATAAAGTCTTTTGAAGACTATATGAATTTATATTCAAGTGAAACCGAAAAAGTATTTGAGAAATTATCTGAACGATGGGAACTAGGTGTATCAGTATCGAAGGATAAGTTTGAACAGGTGTCATTTGTGAATGGGATTGCAACACCAAAGGGGGGTGTTCATGTGGATACGGTAACGAAGCTCTTATCATCGGGTGTAGTTAAATACATTAAGAAGACAAAGAAGAAGGATATTCCTGAAAAATATGTGAAGAATTATTTAACAGTTTATTTGAATTGTGTAATTGAAAATCCATCGTTTGATTCACAGACAAAAGAAAGAATGACAACACCAAAGAGTAAGTTTGGTTCATTACCTCAAATAAGTGATAAGTTTATAAAGAAGATTTGTGAATCAGGGTTGTCTGAACGCGTTCTTCAATATACTGAGTTTAAGGAGAATAAGGAAGCAAAGAAGACAAACGGAACAAAGAAGAATAAATTGAGAGATATTCCGAAGTTAGATGATGCGAATTGGGCGGGAACGAGGAAGTCTCATTTATGTACATTAATTTTAACGGAGGGTGATTCAGCGAAATCGATGGCCATAGCGGGCTTGTCGGTTGTTGGACGGGATAAATATGGTGTTTTTCCTTTGAAGGGTAAAGTCCTCAATGTCAGGGACGCTACAATAAAGCAGATTACGAATAATTCAGAGATTACAAATATTAAGAAGATTGTTGGTTTAGAGTCGGGGAAGAAATACAAAGATATAAAGCAATTACGTTATGGGAAAATAATGATCATGACTGATCAGGATCATGATGGATCACATATTAAGGGATTAATATTGAATTTAATTCATAGTGAATGGCCTGAACTTTTGAAGATGAATTATATTAATTGTATGGTTACGCCGATTATTAAAGCGATGCATGCAAACAAGGTAAAACAGTTCTATACGTTAACTGATTATAATCAATGGAAAGAAAAGAAGGAAAATCATAAATGGAAAATAAAATATTACAAGGGATTGGGAACTTCAACCGCGACGGAAGCGAAAGAATATTTTAAAAAACTGAAAATAAATCAGTATGTTACCGAAGGTGAGACAGATGAATCAATGGAATTGGCATTTCGAAAGACTGAATCAGACCGTAGGAAGGTGTGGTTGAAGAAATACAAAGAGGAAGAAATATTGGATTATAATCAGGAGAACACGAAGGTAGAGGACTTTGTAAATAAGGAGTTAATTCATTTCTCAAATGCCGATAACTTGCGTTCAATTGGTTCATGTATTGATGGGATGAAAGTCTCTCAACGAAAGATCTTGTTTTCGTGTTTTAAGAGAAAGTTATATTCTGAAATAAGGGTTGCTCAGCTGTCCGGTTATGTAAGTGAGCAAGCTGCGTATCACCATGGAGAAATGTCACTTCAAGGAGCTATTATAGGGATGGCTCAAAATTTCGTGGGATCAAATAATATTAATCTTCTCCAACCAAATGGTCAATTTGGAACAAGAATAATGGGTGGTAATGATTCGGCAAGTGCGAGGTACATTCATACACAGTTAAATCCATTGGTTGATTATCTGTTTCCATCGGAGGATTTTCCTTTACTAGATTATTTGGATGACGACGGTCTATTTGTTGAACCCAAATGGTATTGTCCGATTATTCCTATGGTATTGGTGAATGGTATGATTGGAATTGGAACAGGTTTCAGTACAACGATTCCTCAATTTAATCCGATTGAATGTTGTAATAATATTCGTCGTAAGTTGGACGGTCTTCCATATCTATCAATGATGCCGTTTTACAAAGGTTTTAAGGGGAGAATTAGTAAGGAAGTAGAGAAGGGAATTCAAAAGTTTGTAACAAAAGGGAAATATACAATTGACGATGACAAAGTAATTATCACTGAACTACCTATTGGGAAATGGACACATGATTTCAAGGAATATATTGAGGAACTCATTCAAAAAGAGGATTCATGGGTTCTTGATTATGAGAATCATTCAACGGATGAAAAGGTGAAGTTTGTAATTAAGGTTTCAGATGAGAAGTTATTTGACAATCAATATAAAAAGGGAGATGTATTTGAGAATCTATTTAAATTGAGATCGAATAAGTCTGTATCAAACCTCCATTTATACAACAAGGATGGAACAATTCGTAAGTATGATACGATTTATCAGATCATTGATGAACATTATTATACACGATATGAAATGTATGTGCAGAGAAAAGAATATCAATTGAATAATTTGAGTGAAGAAATAAAGTTAATGGAAGCGAAAATGAGATTTATTCAAGATGTAATAGATGAAAAAATCGTTGTCTACAAACAGAGTAAGGCGAGTATTATAGACAAATTGAAAGAATTGGAATATCCATTGTATGAAGGGGAAGAGATCATTGATTATGAAGAAAATATAGAGGTAAAGAATCAATACAATTATTTATTGAACTTGTCGATTTATAATTTTACATCTGAGAAGGTGGAAGAGTTAGAAGGGAGTATTGCTGAACGGAAGAAGAAACATGAACTACTTGAAAAGATGGAAATTAAAAATATTTGGAAAAATGAATTGGATTTATTTGAGGAAAAATACAAGGAATGGTTGAAGAAGTAGTTATTCTTAAATTTGATTAATGGATTTATTTTTTTGAAAAGAAAGAAATGGAGGCTGAAATATTTGTACCCGATGAGTTTTATTGTCCAATTACAGGAGAGTTAATGAATGATCCAGTAGAGGATATTTATGGACATTCCTATGAAAAAGAATCTATTCATGAGTGGTTGTCAAAGAGCAATACATCTCCTATAACACGAGGTCCTTTAAGTATGTCTGATTTGTCGGAGAACAGTACTCTTAAAAGAAGTATAGAATCAATACGTGAAAAGTTACGTGCGGATCAATTGAAAATAGATGCTAGAATCCAAGAAGAGGAATTGAAGCCTTTTATAGATAAGTTAAACGATATAAGCGTGAATCCGTATTGTTACAATGATAAGTTGTTTGTAAGTATTAAGACTCCTGATATAGAGGTGAGACCTCCAATAGACGTTGTCTTATGTATTGATATTTCAGCATCTATGAAACAAGAAGCAACATTGAAGAGTGATAGTAATGAGAGAATGAGTGATGGATTTTCAATTTTATCATTGACAATTAGTGCGACGAAGACTGTTCTTCACAGTTTAAATGAGAATGATAATATATCAATCGTAACATATAGTGATCGTGCGAAGGTATTGGTAGAACATACATCTTGTACGCCTGAGAATAAATCTCTAATAGAATGTCAATTGGATGATATAAGAGCGTTATCGTCAACGAATATGTGGGATGGTATTCATCAATCATTGGACATATTACGAACGCGGTCTTCTCCTTGTCGGACGAAGGGAATATTACTTTTGACGGATGGAATTCCAAATATTGATCCTCCGAGGGGGTATTTAAATACATTGGAGAAGTATTTTCGTGATCATGATTTCAAGTGTATGATTTCATGTTATGGATTTGGTTATCAATTGAATTCTGAGTTATTATTGGAGATTTCCAATATATCTGGTGGTGATGGATTTTCATTTATTCCAGATGCTTCACTGTTGGGGAATGTATTTATTCATGGAATTAGTAATATGTTAACTACGGCTTCGGCTTATCCTAAGCTGAGTATTCAATTCTCAAAGGGTATCACAGATAAGAACGGGAAAACGGGGGTTGAAGTTGTATTGAATTCTTTAAAATATGGTTCTGAAAAGAATCTAATGTTTGAGTTGGATACATCGGGTGGTTCTCCATCAAGGGATACGGATTGTGTTGATATTCGTTTAGATGTGGGTGAGTATGAAATCCGCACGAACAAACTACTTCCTATACCAGGGTATTATTATCATGAACAACTTATGAGGCTGAGGTCAATTGATATGATTAATCATTGTTCAAGGAAAGTCAAATACCAAGAAAAGAGTTTCATTTCTGAAATTCAAGAGTTTTGTGAAGAAATGAAGCGAGAAGCTGATTCGAAGTATATTCAGAATCTATGTTTTGATATGGACGGCCAAGTGAAAGAGGCATTAAATATGACAAATAAGGGTGAAAGGGAAGATTGGTTTAGTCGTTGGGGTATCCATTATTTGAGATCTCTTCAAAATGCATATCAGAATGAAGTATGTAATAATTTTAAGGATAAGGGGGTGTCGAACTTCGCTACGGGGATATTTATAAAGATTCGCGACAGTGTATCTGATATCTTTGATGGTCTTCCTCCTCCGAAGAAGGATATCACTCAACGGAGAACTTCGTATCGCAGTCGTGGACGTGAAGCTTCGCCCGAATCGTCTCCACCAGTACAAATGAGTTCATACAACAGTCAAATAGGTCCTTGTTGTGCAGAAGGGTCAAAAATATTAAGAAGTGACTTAACATATTGTAATGTTGAGGATATCAAAAAGGGAGATAAGATTGTAACATCAACTATGCAATTGGGCTTTGTGGACAGTGAAATTGAATGTGTTATTGAGACGCAATGTGATAATGATGAATGTTCATTGGTACGGTTGAAAGGTCTTCGTATTACGCCGTATCATCCAGTGATTCGTTGGAAGGAATATGAGAAACACTGGGTATTTCCGATAAGTCATGGAAGACCGGAACGAATGAAGTGTAAAAGGATTTATTCGTTTGTAGTGAAGAACCGAAAGCCTGTTATTATTAACAGTCATATCTTTGCAACATTTGGTCATAATCTGCGAGGGGATGTAATTGAACATGATTATTATGGAACTGATCGGGTTATCGATGATTTAAAGTTAATCGATGGATATAAAGAGGGTAAGGTATGTTTGACAGGGGATATGGTTCAAAGAGGGGAAGATGGTTTGGTTAATGGAATCCGGTAAATTATTTAAAAAAACATAATGTATAAATAGAAATGTTGGGGGAATATTTATGGATTGTAGTGGCTGGTGGTGTTTCTTCTTTTATTGCGGCAATGGGAATAGGTGCAAATGATGTAGGGAATGCGTTTGCTTCATCGGTGGGGTCAAAAGCATTGACGGTGAAAAGTGCTGTTGCGATCGCGAGTGTTTTTGAATGCGCGGGAGCTATTTTAATGGGATCCCATGTAACAAAGACGATTCGGAAGGGGATAGCTGATTACGAATGTTTCGAAGATGAACCAGAGATATTTATTTACGGTTGTTTTTGTGTTATGGTTTCTGTTGCTTCATGGTTGTTCATTGCTTCTTATTTTGAAATGCCGGTATCTACGACTCATTCTTGTGTTGGTGGTATGATAGGGATGACAATGGTAACAAGAGGTTATGATTGTGTAATCTGGTATATACCTACGGATAGTTTTCCTTGGATTGGTGGAGTTTCCGGGATAGTTATTTCATGGTTTTTATCTCCGATATTTTCTGCGATAGTAGCTGGATCTATTTTTTATGGTACAAGATTGCTTGTATTGCGGAAAGAGAACAGTTTTGATAAGTCTTATTGGTCATTTCCAGTGTTTGTTTCACTGACAATGATGTTGAATACCTTTTTCATTATTTACAAAGGAGGAAAGGGTATTGGCTTTGATGATCTATCAGCGGTCGAATCAGTTAGTATTGCGTCGCTTGTAGGCCTTACATCAGGGGGTATCATAATCCCTTTTATTCCCCGAATGAAGAAAAGAATCATTGATCAAACAAATCCAGAAATAATTCCCCCAATTATTCCTAAAAAAGAAAAGCCTACGAAGGGTATTCAGAAGTGTTTCCATTCAATAAAGGAGAATGTAAATTACAATATAGACGATTTAAAGGTCGATAAAGTGAAACGCATTCATGATGCGTCTGAAAAGTTTGATGAAAAGACGGAGGAAAGTTTTAAATATTTACAGATATTTACAGCAATATGTGATTCATTTAGTCATGGAGCGAACGATGTAGCGAATGCAATAGGGCCATACGCTGCGATAGTATCAGTCTATATGGATGATGGGGTCATGAGTGATAGAGTCACTATGAATAAGTATGGTTATGCTATTTTGGGACTTGGTGGATTTGGTATATCACTTGGATTATTTTTGTATGGTTACAAGATAATACGGGCGATTGGAGTGAAAGTATGTTGTATTACACCGAGCAGAGGGTTCTCAATTGAATTAGGATCAGCGACAATCATAATAATAGGGAGTCGTTTAGGAATACCATTATCAACAACCCATTGTCAAGTTGGTGCTACAATGGGGGTAGCATCATTGGAAGATTTTAAGAAATGTAGTGGTATTAATTGGAAAATAATTTGGAAGGTTTTCTTTGGTTGGATTATAACGTTAATGATTGTTGGTGGTAGTACAGGTTTATTGATAGCTCAGGGAATCTATGCTCCAACCGAAAACAATCAATGTTCAAATAGAACAGATATATAATGCTTAAAATCTATGGTTCAGCTTAAAATCAATGGTTATACTTAAAATACTTAAACATTTAGAATGAATATTTAATATAGATTCTAATATGGGGAAGGAAAAGAAACATGTAAATATTGTTGTAATAGGGCATGTTGATGCTGGTAAATCAACGACAACCGGTCATTTAATTTATAAGTGTGGTGGAATAGATAAGAGAGTTATTGAGAAGTTTGAGAAGGAAGCGAGCGAGATGGGTAAGAGTTCGTTTAAGTATGCTTGGGTTCTTGATAAGTTAAAGGCGGAAAGGGAAAGAGGCATTACGATTGATATTGCTTTATGGAAGTTTGAAACAAGTAAATATTACTTTACTATAATTGATGCTCCTGGTCACCGTGATTTTATCAAAAACATGATTACAGGGACATCTCAGGCAGATGTAGCAGTTCTGGTTATTGCTTCTCCGACCGGTGAGTTTGAAGCTGGAATATCAAAGAATGGACAAACAAGGGAACACGCTCTCTTAGCTTATACATTGGGTGTTAAACAGATGATTGTGGCCACGAATAAAATGGATTCAACCTCTCCACCTTATAGTAAGGAAAGATATGAAGAGATTAAGGGTGAAGTCTCTGGATTTTTAAAGAAGGTTGGTTATAAACCGATGAATATCCCGTTTGTTCCTATATCTGGGTGGCATGGAGACAATATGATTGAAAGAGGGAATAATATGAATTGGTACAAAGGCCCTACTTTATTGGAGGCACTTGATAATATTAAACCCCCTAAGAGACCGGTTGATAAACCACTGCGGTTACCGTTACAGGATGTATATAAGATTGGTGGAGTGGGTACAGTTCCGGTGGGTAGGGTAGAAACAGGTATTTTGAAGCCAGGTATGTCAATTAGTTTTGCTCCTGGAAATATAGTAACTGATTGTAAGGATGTTGAGATGCACCATGAAAAATTAGAGCAAGCTTTACCTGGTGATAATGTAGGGTTTAATGTTAAGAATGTATCGATCAAAGACATAAAGAGAGGTTATGTAGCGAGTAACAAGAAGGATCATCCAGCCCATGAAACGGAAACATTTAAATCGCAGGTAATTGTTATGAATCATCCCGGGCAAATATCGAACGGTTATTCTCCGGTCCTTGATTGCCATACGGCGCATATAGCTTGTAAGTTTCTAAATATCAATCAAAAGATAGACCGCCGTTCAGGTAAGGTCATGGAGGAGAATCCGAAATATGTAAAGAATGGGGATGCTTGTATTGTTGATCTCAAACCGTCGAAGCCTTTATGTGTGGAGACATTTACAGAATATCCGCCGTTGGGGAGATTTGCTGTGCGTGATATGAGACAGACCGTTGCTGTTGGAGTTATTAAGAAAGTTACAAGTAAGGATTCTTAAATATAATATAATATAATACTATACTATAGATGAGTAGTGGTTTAACATTTTCTGAGTATCATACGAACTTGCGGAATACGGGATTATTTATTACAATTGCATTTGGAACTATGGGTTATTCGGATAATTTTAGTAAGGTTCTATATAAAAAATCATTGATATTTATTAGTTTATTATTTTTGTCAATATCTGGATTGTTAAGTTACAATTTAATTCAGAGTGATCATGAGAATAGAGACGTGAAGCTTTCAATTATCCCTAAGATATTATTGGGGATCACTGTATTGTTGTTCATAACAGCGATTCGGTTATTTATAAAGGATTTACGTTAATAAAGAAGTTGTTTACAAAGATATCTCAAAATCCCCAGAGTATCATAAGTTCTGTTATCGTAGTCAATCATAAAAAAGTATTGTATATAGTCGCTTTATTACTCTTCTATGATATTCATAAAATAAATAAATAAATAATTATACTCTATATTTTGTCCATATGGTTTGATCTACTTTCCGAGAAGGACCATTCATAATTACAGAAGCTAAACGCGCATAAGCCCAACTACTTGCTGTTTGATTCGGGCGTGACCCAGAGCTATAATATGCTCCTCTTCCTTTTTTTAAAATTAATCCTTGACCTTTTCTTGTGATTATATTTTTATGAATAAAGTTTGTATCAGTTATTTTACGGTTGTATTTATTTTCAAACTTTTGAACCCACCCACTTCTTTTCTTTGTATAGCTTTTTAGTTTGGGGCGATTTATATAAACACCTTTTTTATACAATTTCCTCGATTTTTTTATATTTGAAAGTTGTTTTTGTTTGTCTCGCCTTGACAACCGTTCCGTATAATGTTTCTTAACGGTATGTTTATGTTTCTTAACGGTATGTTTATGTTTCTTAACGGTATGTTTATGTTTCTTAACGGTATGTTTTTTCATAATTGTTTTTATTATTTATCAGATAATAATTTTATTAGATTAATAAATTTGATAACTAATAAAATATAGTCTTACAATAAAAGAATGGAAGAAACACAAGTTATTGAACAAGATTATAATCAGGTTGATTACTCAGAGAATGGAGAAATAAAGTTCGAAACGGTAAAGGAAAAGGTAAAGGAAAAGGTAAAATCCCGTCAGAGATGTCAATATATTAAGGCAGGGGGGAAGCAGTGTCGTCAATCGGGGAAAGAAACACAAACAGGGGGTCCAATCATTGACGGATATTGTAAATATCACAGAAAAATCAGTAGCCCACCGGAAAGCGAGTTGCTGTCATTAAACAATCAATCCAAAGAAGTAGAGAGGCTCAATTCAAAGAAGGAAATGAATCCTTAGGATTTATTTTCAGGTGTAAAGTCAATTGTTTCATATCTTTCATGGAAGGGAATATCATTTTCTTTTATGTTATTTAGAATGCTACATGTTTTAGGAATAGGTGGATAAAAATCAACTGTTTCATATCTTTCATGGAAGGGTATTTTTTTGCGAAGGGTATTGTAAATCATTTGATCGTAAGAACTACAAAAAAAACCCTTTTGTTGAAATTTCTTCCAAAGATTATGAGGACGAATTGTAAACATAGTGTATACAGTATATACTTATCTTATATTTAAATCGTTTGTAAATGAAAACCTTCCTTCTCAGATGGTTCTTCGTAATGTTTTTTATAGACTGAATATGCAATCTTTGGTACTTTTTTTTTATCATCTCTTACCATATTTCGTTTGTAGGAGGTGTCCAAGGGTGTTTCAACATGGATACACCTTACACCATACTTATGTTCTTTCGCTAGATCCACATACTTACTTCTCTTTTGAATTGAACTATGAGTGGCGTCAAAGACAATTGATTTCTTTTGTTGAATATGTTCCAAAGATTCTTGAATCATCTTGTTTAGATTTCCCTTATAATTGTCTCCTGAAATATGAATATAATTATCGTCTTTACACAGATGGTTTGCTATTGTTGTTTTTCCTGATCCAGGATATCCTACCATAATAATAATCTCAGGTGAGTCTCCAAGGATTAATTGAGGGATCTTAATAGTTTCTTTCTGACTAAATACCTTTTCCGGAGGAAACCATTGAATACCTATACGCTCAGCAAATAACTTATCTGAATCAGAAAAGTCGCCATCACGTCCAAGAGCATCCCCCACAAAGAATGATTCATCCTTCTTAATTGTGTGTTTACAGAGTTGATTCATCATAGTTAAACTTGGTTTATAATCCTTTTTGTCTCTTGCGATACATACAAACAGTGGAATACCGAGACCTTTACATACGAGATGTATTTGATCACATTTCCATTGTTTGGATTGATTCGTAAAGATAACTATCATATATCCTTGATCATAGTATTCTTGAAGAATAGATGGTACTGATGGTGAATACCATTTCCAATCTTCAATATTAATGGGGAATGTTCTCCCTCCAAGAGGGTGAACAAGTGTCCAATCGTAATCGAACGCGGCCATCTTATCGCGAAAGTCGGCATTTCCGATGTTATAAACGAGGGATGACATCCTTTTTATTATGCTTCAATGTTAAACAATCAAATTTGAAGTAAGACATGTCAAGACGTTCAGGTTAAATGTACGAGCTTACTAAGTTCATGATAGAATTCTTGATATGTTATTATATGATTTATTCTACGACAAAGTTGTACAACGAATACTCTTTCTTAAAGAATCACTGGAATATTATTTATCAAATTATGCTCAGCACTGTTTACCTTCTCCTACACATGACAATACTGTTGCTTTCATTTGTCCTTATGATAAATAAAGAGAATGATATTACTGAAAATATATTGATCTTATCTTTGTTGATTGTATGTGGTTATTTAGTTAGTTTCCAAAAACATAAAATCGAATAATATTTATATATAGTATAAATATATATGAGAATTGGTTTCATAGTGGGGAAGGACGATGAGTTTTATGATGATGATTCTTTGTATGATATAACACCACAAAAATATTATCAGAATGGAGGGATCCATACAGATGTAGCAGTTGCGATGACTATTAAGAAAGGGTATCCTGATGTAACTGTGGATATTATTTTACCGAATCAAATAACATTGGCGCGATTAAAGAAGAATGATGTTAATTTTGTTTTGGGTTATGATTGTATTAATCAGATGGTGGGTGATCCATATGTTCGGAAGTTTGCGGGACAAAAGGGATATGATTTATTAAAAGGTATTTATTCAAAGAAGCAATCGAAAATATTCCCACCGATAGAGTTCCTTGAATTCATTTGGTCAAAGGATAAATATTTGTCGGTTTTAAACAAAAAGAAGGTACCTATAACACCTACAATTACAGTAACAGGTAATAGTTATCAAAAACTATTAGGAGCGGTTCAAAGGAAAGGATGGAAGGATTTTATTATTAAACCAGTTGGTGGAACTGTTGCCATAGGGGTCGAACGTTTTTGTTCAAAACAATGTATGAAGGACCCGATCCTTCTCCAAAAATATTTTGATGAACATAAGGATTATTATGATAAGTTTTTAATTCAAGAAGCTATCCAAGGTTTCAATAAATATGGAGAGATTAAGATGTATTGGATTAATGAAGAATATTCATACGCTGTCAATACACCTGCGGGAAGTGGAACTGATTATGATGATTATGTTATTAAACTTGTAAAAGATAAGAAGATATTGGAAGCTTGTAAGGGGATTGGTGAACAAACATTGAAGTGTTTGCCGAAGATAAAAGTAGGGGGAAAGACAATTAAACCTGTCCTGGTGCGGACAGATTTTACATGTTGTAAAGAGAATAAGAAACACCATCCGAATAATTATTTTTTAAATGAAATCGAACATCAAGATGCTGGATCATATGTTAATTCAGATGAAATTAAATACCCATATGTCCAAGTAATGGCAGATGCTTTTGTAAAGAAAGCTCATGAGTTAGTTACAGCTGGATTTTAATCTATAGTAGTAATATAATGTTATCATTTGAATGTAGAGGATTAATGTCTCCAACAACACTCAAACCGAAATATAAATACAAGGGAGGGAATAAAGAGATTGATGGTTTAATGGGAAAGAATTAAAGATTACTGAGTTCAATTGCTTTTGTGTAATATGCTTCGGGCCAATAATGAAATACATTTTTGACATCTGTAAACGTTCCACAACCAGCATATTCAATTTCATTTAAGAAATATTTTGTTGAGTCCAAGGTATTCCCTTGACAACAGCCTAAATCAATTCTTAGAAATAATGGCTTCACTACTTTGCCTTTAATTTTTGTTTCTGGATAATTATCGTATACTTTTTTTGCTATTTTCTTGATTTGTTCAAGAGATTTCTTACTAACATTTCCAAAACTTTCTGGTGGTGGCCATGCTTTCATGGCGACATGATATTTATATTCGCCGTGAATCCAGAAGCTTTTTACTTCCCATTTATGGACAAAACCCTCAATTTTTTCTTGACAAACTAATCCTGGAAATTTCTTTGTTTTTGTAAGATATTTGTTTAATTCTTTTCTGACTTGTTCATCTTTCCCTTCGTCTGAAATATCAGAATAAAATGATTCTGTTTTTTCAGGGATTGATAAATCATCTGAATAATAAGACTCGGTTACAAAAGTATTTTCATCATTTTCTAATTCATATTTTGAGATTTCAATATTTGCAAATGCATAATCTGGTTTCACAATAAATCCTTTCCATCCATTCTTTCTTACTTCCTGAATAATCTTTGAGGCATCTCTTTCTTTTTTAATTAAGAAGGTTGGAGCAATAGGAACACCTTTTTTTTCATAATATTTAAGATAATCTCCTTTATTGTATAAAAAGTATTGTTCTGAAAGAGGGGGATAAATATTATTCTTTTTATTTTTCATTATTGCCAACCATTTTTTATGTTGGGCACTTGAACCGTGCCATGCATTTAGAAGATTAACACCCACTAAGAAATTTACATCATTTTTTTGAAGAGTTTTTTCATTGAAGTTTCTTAAGTATTTCACTTCTGCGTCTGAATATTTATGTTCGATTGCTGCAACAAGAGCTGCTTCATTTAAAATCCAATCACCATCGTTATGTTCTTCGGGAACCTGATCCATCCATTTGCGATATGGATAGGAAGGATTTGTTTCTCCCAATCGTCCACCCAAAATTCCTATTTTGACCATTTATATTATATTAAATTTAAAAAAATATCTAAACTTATAATAAATGAACAAAAACTTAGAGCATCTATTCCACGCTGTTATTGTTGGTGTTGTTTTATGTCTGGTTATGACCCAAGTTATGGGTCAAAGCACTAAGGTCGCTTGTGACCGTAGTATGGTCATTGCCGCGCTTGCCTTCGTCTACATGGTAATGTACGGACACAAATTTCCCCCGGGAAACGTAAATCCTTCCTTTAAATGGTAAGGGACTAATCTAATTTTTATAATATTTAATGATACCATTGTTGACATGTATGATTTGAAAAATACTCATACATACATACAATTAAGTAGCCGTAAGAAGTACATATAGGCCAGAAATATAAATTATGGTTTAAGAAATCCATGCTTGACCAATAATCTTCCACAAAGAGGGCGACAATAATATTTGTAGTTATATATCCAATTAGGATCCATTTGAGAAGTATTGAAAATCTATAAAAAAAACATTTGCAATCATTTAGAATATAACGGTATCTGGATATAGGATCTGCGATATCAATCCTGTCCACTTGAAAAACGGTTTCGCAGATCGGACAATGGTGAATATCGTTCGAATCAAGGAGTCTCCCCCAACAACAATTACAAATAAAAGCAGGACAACAATCTTTTAGTAGACTTTCAGGTATATATTCATATTCTTCGAGACAAATGTGACATATATCACTCATTATGATACTTATATGATTATTCAATTTTTCTCTTAAATATTAAGGTGTTTCGTATTTCATAAGTAGATTGATCATTTTTTTTTTATTCGGTATTGTATTCTGTTGAAGAGGGGGTATTTTCCAATGATACCACCTACATATCTGAATTAAATGATCATAGGATACTGAAAAAAAAACAGTATAATGAGAGATACCTTTTATTTCTTCATAATTAACTCTACATACTCCGAGGATACCCGCAATATAGTACTTTGGTGGGAATGTTCTATCAATACAGGCGGGGGGTGATTTGTTTTTGAATCCATAGCGAATAAAGTTAATAATTTGGAAGGATGGATTAGGATTTAAACTTAACCGTGGTGTATCTTCATAATAATAAGGTAAGTTCTTCTGTGATAAACGCCAAGCCTGATTTGTAAAATGTTTTATTTCATTGGTAATCGCCCGTTGATACAGGATGGTATATATATACATTCGAATATGAAGGAAAACATCATACCCAACTTCTGTTGACAAAGAATACAACAAAGAAGCTATGGGCAACATACTTATTAAAATTAAATATTTAAAAAATGAAGCACTACATTAGTATATGGAATGTTATCTCTCACAGAATGGTTTATTATTAAGTAAAGAAGGGAATCGTGTAATCTGTTCGAATACAATGGATATATGGAAATATGATCTTGAAGAAGGAACAATACAACATAAAGGAACAATACATAAAGGAACAATACAACATAAAGGAACAATACATAAAGACACACAGGAATATTTATCCTTGAAATACAACGGTTGGATGCCCAAACGATCCAATATTGAATGCAATACAAAGGAAGAGAAGGAACCTTTATTATGGGAATACAATAACAAAGAGTTAATAACAACGATCAATCAACGTCAATATAGATTATGTTTAGATCAGAATAATAATGTAATACTTCAAGAGAAACAATACAATCAAAAATTAATGACAACAAAGTGGGAAATTAATTATGTGTAACAATCATTTTATTCTTTTGACGAATGTAGTACATGAACGGGACTGAACGGATAATAGACCACTTCTTATAAGGTGGATTAATGAGTCGTAAATTATTTCTTGTACGGACTGTATCTTCGCAAAATGCTTTAAAGTAGTCTTCAAGTTGTTGAATGACTCTGTTTTGAAGAAGTTTTTGTTTGGTTGATGGGAAGTATCTTAGATACAAATAGTTTGAAACATCAATGTCTAGATAAATAAAAGGTGAATCCTCAATAATCCTCATTTTAATTTATTTTTTGATTGATGAACATCAAATTTAGGACGGTTGTTCTCCATATCACGGAAACAAAAATAACACGGTTGGGTTCTCTGGCATACACCATAATATCGATACTTACAACCACAAGGACAAGGGGAACTATCGCAAGGACACGGTTTCTTTTGTTTTTCCGGCATTTATCGTTTTATATTTAAAAACGAATATCTATAAATAAAGAATATCTATAAATAAAGAACACTTGTATGGAACCTCAATTATCAGACTTTTATAATTCAATGCCTCATGGTATTAATGTTATTGACAAGATGAATGAAGAATTGTCCGATCTTCAAGCAAAGTATGGTGAATTAATAAATATGTATATTGAATATGTTCGGACGCATACCGAAGAAACACACATGATCCCTAAGATAAGGATTCAGACAATTAACGAGTTAAAAACTTATGGTAAAAAGATATTTGATTCTGTTCCAGAGCTGACTACGATAATATATAATTTTTTAAATCATACAGGTTGGATATTAGAATACGATCCCCCTGATGAATTAGGGTTATCTATAATGGGGTGTGCTGATTGTGGTTTTTGGGATAATTGGGAGGGAGATGTATTGACGTGGGGAAATACATCTGCTCAACAATTCTATTATGGTGATCACCGAGGAACAGAATATAATTTATATTTGAAATGTAAGTTATTGGAAGAACTATACAGGCTGTTTCCTGAATATAAAAAACGTGGGAAGGGTTGGTTTCATAAAATAATAGACGAAGCCTTCAATACAATAGGAATAACAATTAGTACTATGTTAGAATATGATTGTAAGGTAACCAAACAGGTATTACATGATATGATTTATCGGATTATTATGGAAAAACTATTTGGATGGGGGAAGGAAGTTCAAGAAGATGGAGGATATGGTGTATTTCCCTTGAATTATACAAATAGAGATTATTTACAGAATATTATCTATTATCAATGCGAAACATGTAAGAAGGTTTTCCATGGCGAGGATGCAATGGAAGAAGATAAAGATGTGTCTTGGTTTTATGAAGATGGAGACTTATGTATGGAGCCTTGTCGTTGTCTTTAAATTTGATAATTATAAATTCTCTTTTTATAAAAATGATTTTGGATGTATTGCCTCAGGATACACGATTATTTGATGGTGAAGAATGGGTAGGTAGTGAGAGATATGTGGAAACATGTAACCGTTTAGAAATAGAGAAAACGATTGAACAGATGATTACACAAATTGATGAGGAAGAGATTACTAATATCCCTTATCCGAAAAGATGTTCAGTTTGCTATGATGACATATATGATGTTCAAGAAAGAGGTGCTGAATTATATGAAATACCCCCAGATTGGATACCTGGGGAATTGGAAGATCAAGAATTTGTTTTTCCACGAGATGACTATGAAGAGGACGATGGGAATTCATTGATATGTTATTCATGTAGACATGATGGAGTGAAATGTATTGATTGTGGTCTTTCTGAAAAATTAGTAAAGAGGTTTTGTGATAGAAATGTACGTTTTAAGGTAGATAAAAGTGTATTTCCGAATGTACATCGTTGTGAGACCTGTTGGGAAAGAAATATGAATGCTGAATGCCCAGAATGTGGTGGTCGTCATGAATTCTTTGGTTATGGATACTGTCCATACTATAATGAAGAAATGAACGAGATACTTGACACAGAAAATGTGATAGTATATGAACAAAAGAAGATTACTGAAATAAAAGAAGAATTAAAAAGTATTGTCGATATTGTATTTCATGTTGGAAAAAAGATACCCGAAGGAGCATACACAGATTTAATGCATCATATTAAAGTAACTCATGATAAAATTGGATAACTTTAAAGGGCTCGCGCTTTTTGTTAAGGCATTCTTTTCCTCGTCAAGAAGGCGGCGCTTCTCCTTGCGGCCTTGTCTTCGGGTCGCTCCTTTGCAAGTTTATGCAGCCATTCATTACTGGAAATTTCTTGAAGTTTGCTCGCGACATACATCCATTCCTCCGCCCACTGGTTCTTCCGTTCTGGACCCATATACTCCAGCATCTTAGCCAATATCCATTCCTTGCGTTCCGGGCCACGAGCGTTGTCGAACTGGTCTATCCAATCTTTATTTTGGATTATATGGTTAACGAGGGCTTGAAGTTCTCCTTTCCCATCCTTCGCCGTCAGTTGGAGACCGCTTTTCATCTGATCATTAATCGCCGCTTGATGCCGCTTTATCTCCTCCATCGTGATTTCAGCCGGCGGCACAGCCGCGCCCCCTGCCTACCCACCATCACCGTCGCCGGCGTCGCCCGCACCCGGCGCCAGTCCTGCCGCTGCCGCCGCCTCCGAGGTGATGGCGTCGGTCACTTCCGTAATCCGCTGATCTACCGCCTCGATGTCAGCCGGAAGTGCTGCTGCAGCTGGCCCCATCTCTTCATCATTATCCGCTGTGGTGAGTGCGTCTTTATAATCCTCCAACGCCACGCGGTACTTATCTCTGGCTGCTCTCCGCAGCTCAATCATGGTTTGGTGGATCGAGGTGTAGGTGCCAAGGAGTGGGTCGTCGTCGGGGACAAGATCGGCCACCCGCGTTGCCTCCTGCTCTTCGGCGTCGGCGAGATTCTTCAGACGTTGCAACTTGTCATTCACCGACTCATCGTTCGGAACAGGCGCATCTCGCAGCGCAGTAAGTGCTTCGGGGACGGTTCCGGCTTCATCCACCAGCGCCTGGCCCTGAGCCTGAACCTGAGCCTGATCCGGAGGCTGAGGAGAGAGCTGGCCAGACGCCGCAGCGTCGACATCGGTGGGATTCGCAGCCGTCTCTGTCAGGTCGGCAAGTGACCGCGCCGCCAGCAGCGATGTCAGCCGCGGCCCTTTTTGTAATTTGACACAATAAGGGACTTGCTCCTTCTTCCTCCTCCCAGTCCAGTTTTTCCAACCACCATGTTGTTGAATCACCAATACACCCCAAAAACAAGTCGGCGGGGCGTGGGGGTCCGTGTTGTCACTCATCATGTCTCTAGTCCACACATTCTCGTCGGGCCGGAAATCTTTCCTGGATTCCAGATTCCAATTGAAAAGTTGAATCTGTTTTTCTTTGTCTTTATCTTGTAAATCATCAACTGTTACTGTATAGTAGTCACTGCCCGCTAGTTTGCCAAGGTCCTGCTGCTGCTCATCGCTTTCACCCTTAACGATGCCAAAATGTAAATCCACCTTCTTGGTGCGATCGGTCGATTCTCCCTTTTTTGTCTTTTCTAACCAAAAAATAACCATACCCGGCTGAAGATTTTGCGGACCAGCAGTTTCGGGAAAGTTTTTTACGTCGTTCCGCCCAGCAAACTGCATCCATTTAAAATCCCATTTGACACTCTTGTATTCGATTGTGCTTAGTTGGGGTAGATGATTCTTAATTTTTTTCTGAGCTACTTCTAACGTCATCGAATCCCAATCGCTCCAATATTTTCGACTGTTATCGATTTCCTTGAGTTCACCTCCGGTTACGAAACTCCTGAGCTTATCAAGCAGATGGGGCATCAGGTTGGCCTCTTCGTGTGTTGTGCGAATAAAACACGCAAGACTCTTAATATCTAAGTTGTATTCGGGTGACTCAGAATATTCCAATAAACTATTAAATTTTTGCTTGGGATTGGTTAACTTACAAAAGGGATGTTCCTTTTCGAACTCCTCGTTGTTGGGTCCCACCCCATTCACACTGATACGACCGTTGTCATTATTGCAAGTATATTGTGTTTTTTGTTTTAGTTTTACCACAGGTTCTCCTTCCCGCTGGCCCGGCGTGCCCTCCTCCTGCGCCTGCGGCTGCGGCTGCGGCTGCGGCTGCGGCTGTGGCTGCGGCTGCGGCTGTGGCTGTGGCTGTGGCTGTGGCTGTGGCTGCGGCTGCGGCTGCGGCTGTGGCTGTGGCTGTGGCTGTGGCTGCTGCGGCTGCGCCGCCGCCGCCGCCACCGCTTGTGCCGCTTGCTGCTGCTGCTCGTCGTCCTCCTCCTCCTCCTCCTCCTCCTCCTCGGCCGCCGCCTCCGGCTCAGCAGCATCATCCGCACCACCCACTTGACGGATATTTCTATTTGTCTGTCTACGGGTACTTCTCCTTGTTGACCGACGTCTTGTCGACCGTCTCGGAGCTGACCGACGCGCTGTTGACCGACGTCTTGTTGACCGTCTCGGAGCTGACCGTCTTGTAGACCGTCTCGCTGTTGAACGACGTCTTGCTGTGGACCGTCGCTGTCTTCTATTTGATGAACGCCTAGAACGACGTTGTCTTTGCGAAACCCTTCTTTGTGACATATTTATAATATAGATTAGAAAAAAAACATAACAAGGAAGGAAACATTCTTTATTTATTAAAACGCATTAATCTGATTCGTCTCATTTCTTCAAGTGATATTTCTTCAAACGTTTTGTTTTGTTGGATATCTTTTTGAAGTCCTTCTTGATATTCTTCATTTTGATGTTGACGAAATATTCTTTCTTGTTGAATTCGTTTTTCTTCGTATTCTTTTAAAATGATTCTTTGAAGTTGTTCTTCCTCATAAGAAAGTTCTTTTGTTTGTTCTGTTGAAGTATCCATTCTTTGAGACTACATAGAAAAGAAGAATCAAATTTTTAAAAAAAATAATATTAATATAATAATAAATGATAACCGATAAGGCAAAATTAGTAAAAATTGTAAAGAATATTATGATTCTGGCATTTTCATTTGCGATTATATTTACAATATTTGGTTATAACACCACGGATTGGAACGGAATCAGTGAAGAAGAAGACAAAACGTTATATCAAAAAATATTTAATCGTTTATATCTTTCTATGGTTTCTATATCAACGATTGGTTTTGGAGATATATCGCCCAAGACCAAAATATTAAGGTTATTAATGATGATTTATATAATACTTATAGTTTTATTGAATACTTCCACATTGGCACACTTAATCATTGAGGTTTAAACGTTTCCAACCCTACATTTCTTTTTTTTCATACAAAATATAAGTAACAGAGCTATTATACAATATATGAAACATACCCAAGATCCAACGAGAATTGATTCAAGTATATCGTATTCCATTTTGTAATGTTCTTTATAAGATAAATATCAAATTTATATAGATAGAATATCTAATTAAATATCTAATTAAATATATATAAATATATGGATATTACCCCCAAATACAGAGAAGCTCTGGACGGATTAAAGAATCCTGATTGGAAATTATTAGTTGAGTTCAATAAGATACTTCTAAGTTACAGTGTTGGAGAATGGAAACAGGAAGAACTTATGAATATGATGGAAGAATTAGATATAGCCAAAAAAGAAACCGGACGGGGGAAAAAATATACAGTAGCGGTTTTAAAATCATTAATCAATGAGAAAGGTCTTTCGAAATGGAATAGAGAACAATTAATTCGTATTTATGCGAAACAACAAATCAGCGAAAAAAGTAAGGGAAAGCTGATCTCGCTGCTGGTCGACATCGAGCTTGACGCGGACGCGTCGGAGGATTCGCTGCGCAAGGAACTTGGGAGCCTCAGTATGGTGGCTCTCACCAAGCGTGCGCGGGCCGCCGGCATTGAGCAAGATGCGCTCGATGACCTCCTGGACGAGAAACAGACTTTTGACCGTAGTGGAATCGTTGATTTTTTAGATAGATATAAGGATCGTTTAAAGGTTGTCATTCAAGATATATCACCAGGTAGTCAGGGACTTTTACACATGAAGGATATAATATCTGATCAACGTTTAAATTTTGTAGAGACTTCTCGCGAGCTGTTATACTATTCCAATCCATTGTTCGTACTATTTACGATGGTAAATGAACAAAACCACCGAATTAACGATCAGGTGGGGTACCGAAGAAGTGAAGATACATTAAGTTCCGAGACCATTCGAAACCCCGATTTAAATAGGGAGGTATGGTACGAATACGTCCCTTATGAATTAGAAAATATGATTCGTATGAGTAGAACAACATGGGAAAGTATTCGTGATAATTCATTAGAAATAGCGAAGATAGTTTTGGCTAAATTGTATGATGTGGATTTCCTTCATGACCGATCAAATATAAACCCTATTGTGAATATTATATTACATAGTAATCTTATAGAACGAGATCAAAGAGCACCGATTTATGAAAGAGTGAAACGGGAATATAGTTTTGATTTGTTTCAATTATTAGTAGAGAATGGTTTGCTAAAAACGAAGGTTAAACTTGACGGGGTTCGTTATGATGTTATTTTTAGTTCACGAAGCTTTCCTGAAGCCCCCGAAGGAAAAAACCTCTTACAGGAGTTACCGTTTGCCTCAATAGTTCGGGATTCCCTTCATATCATTCGCGGGGAGAATGTCGGGACAACATATTACGCCTTGTGTTCTCCATTATTAAGAAGGACATGGGAAGAAAAGAGAGGCCTTCATGAATCTCAAAAAAGGCTTCAATTCGCATTGGGGAGTCAAGATCCAAATTCGTCATTTTCGAATCTTGACGAAATTGGATTAATAAGAAGGATAGGTGAAAATGCACTCGCCGTAAATCAACCTGCAAGAAGAAGAACAAGTGAAACGATGCGGAGACAAAACATAGTCGGTGATGTGGATAGGGATTATTTCTTAACTGAACGGCGTTTATCATTAGGGAATGCTATTACACGCGATAAATCTATGCTACAGGAAGTCCCTATGGAAGTTATAGGAAAAGTTGTAAGTTTTCTATCACAGGAACATTTCCCTATGCCCGAAGATAAGATGAAGACAATTTTAGAAGATATTCACGAAAGAAGGGAGTTTGAAAAATCATTTGGTCCTGTGAACGAAGATCAACCGCGATTAATGGATCGTGAAAAACCACTATTTCAAATGAGAGCAGAAGCCGCTCCATTTCACCCAGGTGAAGGATATAAATCGGAAGAAGGTATGACAGTTGAGGATTATAGCGATAATGATTTTGTTGAGGATTATAGCGATAATGATTTTGTTGAGGA